GCCAGTGTTCAATTGATTGTTTTGCTGTGTTTAGATCCATCAGAAATATGGTAGCCCTGATTTTTTGGTTGTTTCCAGATTGTCTTTGAGCAGTTTGCCAATGCTTTCTCGTTCAGAATTACTTAGCATCAGTGCATGATCGTAACTGATCCCGCCTCGCATGCCCCAGGATATTCTGAGCGATTCGTCTTTGATGGCCACACACTCTTTTTCCATGTCATCCACTAGCTTGGATATCTGGTCAGAATCCAGCGTGAGCAGCCTTACCCGAAAAAATTTGACATATCAAATGTAAACGGTTGTGAATATTCATGTCCACAGTGTGTGCATTTGATGTTCAGAGGTTTTAGCTCGCTTTCTGTCTTTAACTTAATAACACGATCACGCAACCTATCAAACACCTCACGATCACAATTTCTCAAGAACTCGTCAATGTGTTTGCGATCCTGTACAACTGTTTCTGGAGTTTTAATGGCAGCGATGCCTTGTCCTACTGCTTTTAGTGTAAGCTCACCTATTTTGCGAAATGCATCAGCAAGAATATTAAGTTTTTGCTTGTCATCCATGTCGGCATTATCAATAACTGAAACTAGTTTTTGTTCTTCAAATTGAAGTACATTGTTTTCTGACATTTGTTTGTAATTTAATGGTCTGAAATAAATTTCCAAATCACCAATGATTTCAGGATTTCTAAAATCTGGTGCTGCCAACCCTTCTATTACTGTGCGCAAATCCAGAGCATATGTAGATTCTTCGCTGCACTTTGGGCAAGTGGTATCAATATCCATGCTGTGACCATAGCTTGCAATTCGTATGGCAACCAGTATGGCATCCAAATCAACACTGGGTACTGCCCAGGCATTTTTGATGTTTGGTACGCAACTCTGGATTACATCCACTACTGCTTGTCCGTTGAACAGTGCATCTGGTGTTCGGTAAGTAATTTCGTCAATGGCCGTCATGGGAAACACTGGTAATTCATGAGTTTCGGTCATGTTTAGTGTGTCCTTGGCATAATATTGACCATCACTGGGCAGTTTAACGTAAATTGCAGGGCGTCTAAAATAAGTTGTTAAAGGGTTATTTTCCATAGATTTTTATTCTATAAATATGTGTATTAACTACTTATGGCACCTAAAATATGGCTGATGAAAATGAAATAGATGACAAAGCTGAACGAGCAATAGATCGAATTGAAGATCTGATCCTGGAAATGACAAAAATGCCAGGAGTTACCAAAGCACAACTGGACAGACTTGCACGCTCAGCTGGCAAAGCAGCTGATGGTCTAGACGAAACTGCACGTGTGGGACACCGCATGAAAGAATTGGCCAAGGAATTGCCAGGGTTAACTGCTGGTTTAAGTCGTGGAACCACCAACTTTACACAATTAAGCGGTGCTATTTCGGGAACCATCAGTGTCATAAGTGCTTTTGCCAAAAAAATTCCCTATATTGGTACAGTGTTGGGTGTCGCTGGTGATGCAATTTCGTCAGCAACAGGACCCATCATTGATTCGTTTGATCGTGCATATTCATCATTCGAACAATTAAGTCAAATTGGTGCTATCAGCGGAGAAGGTATTGATGGCATGGTTGATAACTTTGCTCAACTGGGCTTACCACTGCAAACTTATCAACAACTGGTACAATCAAACAGCACACGGTTAGCACATCTGGGCGGCACAGTTGGTGAAGCAGCAGATAGCTTTACTGATGCCGCCGGTGTCATGAAGAGAACCAATGCTGAAAATGCCATCAGCGAGCAGAATTTGCGCAGACTGGGATTCAGTGCTGAAGAAATATCAGATACCATGATACAATATGCAGACATTCAGCGCAGAATGGGTCTGCAAGGCTACATGGATCAGCAAAAACTAACCGAAGGCACAATTGCGTACGGCAGAGAACTGGATGCCATTGCCAAGTTGACTGGACAAAGCCGCAAACAATTAAAAGATCAGAACGATGCAGCACTGCGTAATGCCAGATTTAATGCCAGACTGCGTGAAGTGGAAGCCACCCAGGGACGTGAAGCAGCAGAAAATTTACGCATGATGAATCTGGCACTCAGTAACTATCCTGAACTGCAAAAAGGATTTCAGGACGCAGCATCGGGATTTGTTAGTACAACTGAAGCACAAAAATTCTTTATTACCACACAAGGACAAGGTACTCGTGTAATTGAAGGTGTGATCAATAAACAAATAGGTCTGGAACAGGGGTTAGGATCGTTACAACAGTCAATTCAGCAAACAATTCCATATCAGCAAAGTTTGGTCAAAGCCACTGGTGATGCAAACAATGCATTTGTGAATTTTTATGAAACATCAGGATTTGCAACAGCAGCACAGGGCGATCTTGCTGAGGCTGCTAGAAAAGCACGTGATGCACAAGATCAACAGGTTAAGGATGCAAGTGATAATGCTAAAAATTTGCAAAAAGCTCGCAGTGATCTTGAACAAGCAGCAAGCAACATTGACTTATTAATTCTAAAATTGCCTGTGGTAACATCTACCATTGAAGAATTTTCCAATGCCATTAAGGTAGCAACAAATCAAATACGCTACAGAAACGTTGAGGGTCCAGTGGGTGAAGCACCTAGTTTAACTGGTGCCAGAATGATTGTGGACGAGATTGCAAAAACCAATCAGATACTGGAATCCAGCATTGACCCGGCAACAGGAAAATACCTAACTGAAGAACAAATTGTTGACCTTGCTAATAAATTAGATGCTCTTAAAAACGCACTAGTAGAAACCAATCAGAGAATCAGAGATGAGACCAGCGGTGCCCAAGGATACAAAACCCCCAGAATGGATCGTCCTTTCCTGAACGATACTGAACGTGGTGCTTTTCGTGAACGTGTAATTGATAGTTTGGTTGATTTTTATCGTGCAAACCAGCCAACAGCAGCCACAGCAGCACCCACAGAACCTACATCAAATGTAACAACACCGTCAGCATCAGATGTGCCTACCGCTGAGCAACTAGGGTTATCTGCACCAGTAACTCCACAAGCCGGACAAGCCAGGGGCGCAGTAATTAGTGGTCCACGATCAGGATATCAGACTACCTTGCACGGCACAGAAGCCGTAATTCCACTTGATTCAACACGTAAAATTCCAGTTGAAATAACTGATTCTCGCGATTCATCAGCAGCATTGCAAATGATGTCTGCACAATTAGCCAAATTGGATGACATGGTTTCAGAATTAAAACGCAACACAGACGTTAACGAAAAAATCTTCCGTACCAGATACAACTAAATAGTGGCATGAGTTACAAAAAGCATTTCCGAGCTGTTGACACAAGTGGCAGATTTAGTCCACTGGGTGGTGGAGCAACATCGTCAAACACACCAGACTTTTCATTTCGCAACTATGAAAGTGTGTTGCCAGAAGTTTACACAGGACACCCAAATCGTGTTGAACGCTATAACCAATACGAAGCCATGGACATGGACTCAGAAGTTAATGCATGTTTGGATATTATTGCTGAGTTTTGTACTCAAGAAAACGAACAAAACGGCACAGCGTTTGAAATTAATTTTAACGAAAAGCCAACTGAAAACGAAGTTAACATTATCAGACAACAACTAAAACAGTGGTGTAAACTAAATCAATTTGAACAACGTATTTTTAAACTGTTTCGAAATACACTAAAGTATGGCGATCAGGTTTTTGTCAGAGATCCAGAAACGTTTGAACTGTTCTGGATCGAACCCACTAAAGTATCACGAGTTATTGTAAACGAAAGCGAAGGCAAACGTCCAGAACAATATGTTATTCGTGACATTAATCCTAACTTTGAAAATCTAACTGTGGCACAAAAGTCCACCAACGATTTCCAACATAATATTCCAACCAGTGCCAACGGGCAGCAGTACAATTATAACATACCCAACAGCACTGGTGCAGGTGCACAGGGACGTTTTGAAACTGCCATGAACGAATCAGCAGTTGATGCAAAACATGTTGTGCATTTAAGTCTAACAGAAGGTTTGGATTTTTTCTGGCCATTTGGACAAAGTATTTTAGAAAATATTTTCAAGGTATTCAAACAAAAAGAATTGCTTGAAGATGCTATTCTGATTTATCGTATCCAAAGAGCACCTGAACGTCGCGTATTCAAAATTGATGTGGGCAACATGCCATCACACATGGCCATGAGTTTTGTTGAACGCATCAAAAATGAAATTCATCAACGCAGAATCCCCACAAAGAATGGTGGTTCTAGTGCGCTAGATGCCACATACAATCCACTATCAATTAATGAAGATTACTTCTTCCCACAAACGGCAGAGGGACGTGGTTCCAGTGTGGAAACGTTGCCAGGTGGTGAGAACCTAGGTCAAATCGATGACTTAAAGTACTTTAATAACAAAATGGCACGTGGTTTGCGTGTGCCAAGTAGTTATTTGCCAACTGGTCCAGACGACTCAGCAACACCACTATCAGACGGACGTGTAGGCACAGCACTAATTCAAGAATATCGCTTTAATCAGTACTGCCAACGCTTGCAAAATACACTTGTTGCTACGTTAGATGACGAGTTTAAAATGTTTTTGCGCTGGAGAGGCTTTAATATTGATTCAGGATTGTTCGACTTAAAATTTAACTCGCCGCAAAACTTTGCAACCTTCCGTCAAGCAGAAATGGATTCAGCACGTGTTGGTACATTCCAAGGACTAGAACAACTACCGTATATGAGCAAACGTTTCTTGCTGGAACGCTTCCTGGGCTTAACTGAAGAAGAAATTGTTCGTAACGAAGAACTCTGGAATGAAGAGCAGGGATCTAATCAGGACATTTCACCAGAGGGTTCAGATTTGCGCTCAGTGGGTATTATGCCTGGCGGATTTGAATCAGATTTAGCAGGTCTGGAAGGCATGGAAGCACCACCAGAAGGCGAAGCAGAAGCAGGTGCAGGAGAAGTACCTCCAATGCCCACAACTGGTCCAACAGGTGGAGCAGGCGCACCTCCTCCAGAAGCATAAAGGTTAAATAGTATTATGAATTTGTTAGAAATGTTTGACCAAGCAGTACCAGGATATCAGGATGTTCAAGATGATAACACTCAGCTTGATGACAATTCCACACGCAAAACTCGTTTAACGCTAAAACAAATTAACAAACTGCGCCGCATGCTTGATATCAGAAACATAGAATACAAAGAAAAATTAAAAAAAATTCAAAAACAATACGCTGCACCTGCAGAAGCAATGCAGCCACCGATGTAAGCAGATTTGCCTGTATTTCATAGAAAAATCTGACTTTTCTTGTCTTTTTTGCCATTTCTGGCGTTATATACACACATTTTTGTAAGTTATTGTAAATACAATACACATAAAGCCATACTTTATTGGAGATTAACTTATGAACAAATTTGAAAAATTGATCGAATACGTGATCAATGATGAAGACGCAAAAGCACAAGATCTTTTCCACGAAATCGTTGTTGAAAAGTCTCGTGAAATTTACGAAAACCTAATGTCAGAAGAAGATCAAGTTGATGACCTAATCGACGATATCGAAGCTGACGAAGAAGGAGTTGCTGAAGCTGAAGAAGATGACATGGACATGGATATGGACATGGGTGACGAAGAATCAGATAACGACATGGACATGGATATGGACATGGGTGACGAAGAAGGCGACGAAGAAGATTTAGAAGATCGTGTTGTTGATCTCGAAGATCAGCTACAAGAACTAATGGCAGAATTCGAAGCTCTGATGGCTGATGAAGCTGAAGAACCAGAACATGCTGATATGTTTGGTGCTGAAGAAGGCGACGAAGAAGAAGTTACTGAAGACGAAGACGCCGAAGCACTAGAAGAAGGTGTTGCACTAAAAGCTGCCCCTGCTCCAGTTAAAAACGAAGAAGGCACAGTTAACAAAAAGTCTGCTGTAGCTGCCAATGCTGGTGCCGCAGGCGCTGAAGCAAAGCCAACGATGAGCTCAGGTGAAGAAAAAGGTCGTACTGCCCCAACTGCTAAAGACATGGGCGGCACAACTCATATCGACAAACTAAGTTCTGCTCCTAAAGCCAAAATGAAAGGCGAAGAAGCTGGTACTAACGCTAAAAGCACACTATAAGGACACCGAAAGGTATGGCATACTTAAAAGAGAACCTAACCTTCGATGCTGCTAAGATTGTTGTCGAAAGCAGCGGAGAAGGCTCTTCTAAGAACCTTTTTATGAAAGGTATTTGCATCCAGGGTGGTGTAAAGAACGCCAATCAACGTGTGTATCCAGTAAATGAAATTGAAAAGGCTGTTTCAACCTTAAATGAACAAATCACAGGTGGATACAGTGTGCTTGGTGAAGTAGATCACCCAGATGACTTGAAGATTAACCTGGATCGTGTAAGCCACATGATTACTGAAATGTGGATGGACGGTCCTAATGGTTATGGTAAAATGAAAATCTTACCAACACCGATGGGTCAACTAGTAACAACAATGCTGGAAAGCGGAGTTAAACTAGGAGTTTCGTCGCGTGGTAGCGGTAACGTTAACGAAGGTAATGGTCACGTTAGTGACTTTGAAATCGTTACCGTAGACGTTGTTGCTCAACCGTCTGCACCTAATGCATATCCAACTGCAATTTATGAAGGCTTAATGAACATGAAGCATGGTCATAGATTGCACGAGATGGCAAAAGAAGCAGGTGTTGACAATAAAGTACAGAAGTATTTAAAAGAAGAGGTTAAGAAATTAATTCAAGACCTCAAATTACGTTAGGAGACTACGAAATGCTTGATGCAATTAAACCATTGCTTGAAAGCGG